TTCTGCTGAGACGCCTATGCTGCATTCTAAATATCTCTCTCTTTTGACTTCCACTAAAACGAAAATAAAAAAACTTGAACTTGAGCAAAAAACTCTTTTGCATAAAAAATGGTTATGGTATCAAGGAAAAATGTCACAAGATGAAATAGATGAACTTGGTTGGGAGTACGATCCTTTAAACGGTAAAAAAATTTTAAAAAGTGAGTATGAGTATTATTATAATTCCGACCAAGATATCCAGGCGTCAGAAGAAAAACTGACGTACTGGAAAAACGTTAAAGAAACCCTAGAGGAAATAATGAATGTTATCCGATGGAGACATTCAACTATCAAGAATATTATTGATTGGAAAAGATTTGAGTCGGGTAATTAGGAAAATATAATGCCGCTATATTACTCAAAAAAATGGGACTCCGCAGAAATTGAAGAATTTTTTGATTCGGATTGCGGATTACAAAGCAAAATCTTAGGTCGCAGTGCTGAGGGCGAAGGTTGAGTATTTAAATGTGATTGGTAGAATAATGTATTCGACTCCACCAACAGCAGAGTTTAGGATCATATCACCAATTGAGATAGGAAATGTGTCATTATATTGAAATGATTTGGTTTGTGTGTTAGAACTAGACAGAATGATAATTTTCATATCATATTCTGAATTGTCTTGATTTGTTACAGATTTTGTTGATGGTCCACCTCTGGCAACTTCTACCAAAGATTGCATCCAGTCATATACTTCCGAATAAACGTTAATATTTTCATCCACAATAGCTTGGACGGTCAACTCACCATATTGTAATTTATCGCCTGGGAAATAAACATTACTACGCCTAAACGATTGCTCGGCTACACCAAGAGATACTGACGGGTGATTAACCGATTGAGCAAAGAATTCCAAATTCTTAAATCTTCCTCGGTTTATTACGATTTTAAAACCTGTTGGTTGAAGTAAATTCATTCCCTCAAAAGAGGATGTTGAAGTAGCCATATTATTATCCTATTATAATCGTTGCTATTATTTATACAAAAACCATTTGACACATTTTTGTTTTGTTGATATAATTATATAATTACATAATCTGAAAAAGGATCCGAACATGAGTTTTAAATTTTCTGAAGACAGTATCGCACTATTGCGAAACTTTGCCACAATTAATGACAATATATTTTTTAATGTCGGGAATAAAATTTCGACTATTACAGATACTATGGATTTTATGGGGACAGGAACTATCGTAGAAGAATTTCCTGTAGAATTCGGAATTTATGATTTATCAGAATTTCTTAATGTGTTGTCTTTGGTAAATGAACCTAATCTAGATTTTTCGGATAACTTTGTAACAATCAATGATGTTTCCGGTAATTCTAAAATTAAATATTTCTATTCGTCACCAGAAATTTTGACTGTGGCAAAGAAAATGCCATCAATGCCATCTGTTGATCTGACTTTTGAATTATCTGATGCAGTTCTTTCCAAATTGAAACGAGCGGGATCGGCTCTAGGTCTTGAATATCTGTCTCTGACTAAAGATGAAAATTCTCTTCTTAATCTTTCTATTGTGGATATTGATAACAAAACATCTAACACATTCACCACACAAGTTCCTTGCGAAACTGAGATGGAAGATTTCAATCTGGTCTTCAACCTATCCAATATTAAAATTCTAGAAGGCACATATAAGATTTCGATCAGTAAGCGACTTATTTCCGAATTCGAAAATACCGAAAGAAATCTGAAGTATTTCCTCGCGCTTGAAAAGGGAAGCAAAGTATAAATGGAACAGCACATTTGGTGTGAACGTTATAGACCACAAAAAATTTCGGAAGCAATTTTACCGAAAAGGTTAAAAGATACATTTCAGGAAATGGTGAATTCTGGTGCTGTGCAAAATATGCTATTCACCGGCTCCTCTGGTTTGGGTAAAACTACTGTAGCGAAGGCAATATGTAATGAACTGGGTCTTGATTATCTTTTGGTAAATGCATCAGATGATAAAAATATCGATACTCTTAGAGGTAAGATCAAACAGTTCGCGACCTCGGTTTCTTTGTCCGGTAACAAAAAGGTCATTATTCTGGATGAAGCCGATTATCTGAATGCTCAATCCACTCAACCAGCACTTAGAGGTGCTATTGAGCAATTTTCTGGTAACTGTCAATTTATTCTGACGTGTAACTTCAAGAATAGGATTTTGGAAGCAATCCATTCTCGTTGTGGTGTGTATGAATTTAATACAACCAAAAAAGAATTGGCATCACTATCTAAGCAAATGCATTCTAGACTTAAATTTATTCTTGAAGAAGAAAATGTTAAATATGACGATAAAACCGTTGCCGAATATATTCTAAAATATCTACCCGATTGGCGGAGAACAATTAACGAAATCCAGAGAAATTCAATATCTGGTGAACTATTACCTATTGTAAATCAGGACGCGACCGAGTATGATGTTCTTTATGCACACCTCAAAAATAAAGATTTCGGAAAAATGCGCAAATGGGTTGTGGCCAATATGGATGTTGATTCGACTGTAATTTTCAGACATATCTATAACAGAATGGAAGAATACATCAAGCCACAAAATATTCCTCAACTCGTTCTGATCTTAGCGGACTATTCTTATAAGAATGCGTTTGTTGTTGATAGGGAAATTAACGTTGTTGCGTGTTTTACCGAGATTATGTCTTCTGTGGAGTTTAAATAATGTCAAAATATGATGGACTAGATAATTCGGTAATTTTTGATTTCGAAACTTTATCGACTGATAGGGTAAATCCTGTGGTACTTTCCTTTGCCATGCTCAATTTTTCAGAATCTCGCATGTTGGGTGATATGCCACACACTTTTGAAGAACTTTTGGATAAGGTTGATTACATCAAATTTGATGTAAAGGATCAAGTTAAAAATTATAACAGAAAAATCGATAAAGAAACGGTAGATTGGTGGGGCCAACAGGACGAGGCTGTTAGAAAAGATCAGTTAACTCCTAGTGATGATGACAAATCTATTTCCGAATTACATGACTTTTTTGTTCTCAATAAGACCACTAACGCTACTAAATATTATAGTAGAGGTAACACATTCGATCCGATAATTCTAGATTATATCATGAAACAGACCGGAAATAATGCTCTATATCATTTTTGGGAAATACGGGACAGCATATCAACCATTGATGGTCTATCTTGGGGAACAAAACTCAGAAATAATTTCATACCAGAGGGCTGTGAAGGATATAAAAAGCATGATCCTAGACACGATGTCGCGTTAGATGTGATGCGAATCCAATCTTTGGTACAAGCAACAGAAGGTTTACATGCATAAAATGAATCCGTTTGAGTTTGTTAATAGTATAAATTACACAAAAAAAGATATTATGGTAGACGAGGAATCAGAAAAATGCTATAATGCTTATCTAACAAATAGATCACTTTCCAAATTCAATGACACAATTATGTTCGCGAACGAAATGAATTTGTACTATCATTTGGATAATAAACTCCAATACGATTTCTTGATGAATATTGTTAGAAAGCGTAAACGATGGAATCCGAAAGCTGAAAAGCAAAAAAATGATGAAGACCTAGAGACGATCAAAGAATATTATTGTTACAGTACGTCTAAGGCTAGGGATGTGAAAAGTTTGCACTCAAAGGAACAAATAAAACTCATGAAAAAATCTCTATATAGAGGCGGCCGAAAATGAGCGCACCTTTCTATACATCAGTGGAGAGGTACGGAAATTCGATTTTGTATCGAGGATATAATAGTTCTGGGGCACAAATTCAGACGAAAGTTAAATTTAAGCCCACAATTTTTATACAATCTAAAAATGAAACGCACACAAAAAGCCTTGATGGCCAAAACATTGCGCCTATAGAGTTTGAATCTATGCGTGAAGCGACAGAATTTTTGGACAAATACAAAGAATTGGACGCATTTAAAACCTACGGAACTAAGAAATACAAACAGCAATTTCTAGCTGAGAAATTTCCTATTCCACCAAAATATGATATTAATTTAATTAATACAACTTCGGTTGATATTGAGGTGAATCCGATCAAGGTTTTC